GATCGCCGTGAAGGACGTGCTTGAGCGCGATCAGAGCCGGTTTGTTTTCGACACCCGATCGCGGCCGCGTCTGCTGACGCTCAATGACATGATCACTGGCGAAGAGTTGCCGGCGCGCAAATTCATCGTCCACCGGTTCGGCGGCAAGGCCGGCAACCCCTACGGCCTCGGTCTCGGCACCCGCCTGTTCTGGCCGGTGTTTTTCAAACGCCAGGGCATTACATTTTGGCTCACCTTTGCCGACAAGTTCGGCAACCCGACGTCGATCGGCAAATACCCGAGAGGATCTGAGCCGGCAGATCAGCAGAAACTGCTGAACGCCCTGCAGGCGATCGCCCACGATACCGGCGTCATCATCCCTGAAGGCATGGAAATCGAGTTTCTGGAGGCGAAACGCGCAGGTACCGTCAACACCCACGAGCAACTCGCCCGCTACATGGATGAGCAGATCTCCGAGGCAACCCTCGGAGAGACCCTGAGCACAAACATCGGCCAAACCGGCTCCTATGCCGCTGCCGGCACCCACAACGAGGTCCGCGAGGAACTACGCGACGCCGATGCCGATGTGCTGTCTGATACCCTCAACAACACGTTGATCACCTGGATCACCGAGCTGAATGTTCCGGGCGCGGTGCCACCGAAACTGTGGCGCAGCTACGAGGAACCCGAAGACCTCAACGCCAAGATCGACCGCGACAAGAAGATTTACGAAATGGGTTTCGAGCCGTCCGACCAGTACATCACAGAAACCTATGGCGACGGCTGGACAAAACAAGGACCTGCTGCTGTTGCGGTACCGCCTGCACAGGAGACTATACCGGGAGAGCCACCGGCTTTTGCCGAGGGCGATGGTACGCTCGATGATATCGATACGCTCGCTGCCGAACTCGATGACGCGGCGACTCCGTCGATGGACGCCATGATCGACCAGGTGCGTGCGCTGGCCGAAGACGCCGTCGATCTGCAGGAACTTGCCGACCGCCTGATCGAGCTCTATCCGACAATCGATGTCGCACCGCTCGCCGGTGCCATGCGTGCCGGTCTGGCACTGGCCGAACTCAAAGGCCGGGACGCCGTCAACGATGGCTGAAGCCGTACCAGGCGCCGTCCCGTTTCAGGAAGCGATCGACTATTACAAACAGAAGGTCGATCTGCCGACCCGCACCTGGACTGATCTCTGGCAAGGCATGCACGCCCGCGCCTTTGTCGTGGCCGGCGCCGTCGAGGCAGATCTGGTTGCCGATTTTCACAATGCCGTCACGCGGGCCATTGCCGAGGGCCGGACACTTAATGATTTCCGCAAGGACTTCGACGCCATCGTTGCCAGGCACGGCTGGTCGTATAAAGGCAATCGCGGCTGGCGATCGGCAGTGATCTACAACACGAACATGCGTATGGCACATTCGGCCGGACGCTGGGCGCAGGCACAGCGGCTGAAAGCCCGGCGTCCATACGGACGTTATGTCGATGCCGGTGACCATAGAGTCCGGCCGGAGCATCATGCATGGCACAACACGATCCTTCCTCTCGATGATCCGTGGTGGCGGACGCACTGGCCTCCGAATGGCTGGGGATGCCGGTGTTATGTGCAGACGCTTTCGGAATCGGACCTGAAGCGATATGACTATGAGGTATCCGAATCTCCCGAAGTCGAGACGGAGATCCGTGAGGTCAACACACCGGCAGGAAAAAGGACGGTAGAGGTGCCGAAGGGAATCGATACCGGGTTTGGCTATAACGCCGGCGAAGCCGCATTCGGACGCGGAGCGGATCTGATTGCCATGGAAAGGCACGGCCCCTGGGAAGCGTTATCGGTTCCGGGCGGCAACCGTCCGGATGCGCCGGGCCTGTTGGACGCCGTCAAGCCGAAGGCCTCGCTGGGTGCGCGTGCCCAGGGCGAAGAGGGCTTGCGCAAGGCCCTGAGAGACGCGATCGGTGGCGATGAGCATATTTTCACAGATCCGCTCGGTGGACGCGTTTCGGTCGGCCATGCGCTGGTCGATCACATGCTGGCCGATGCCAAACGCCTCGACGGCCGCGAGGCGTATTTCCCGCTGATCCCGGAGCTGATCGAAACGCCGGCCGAAATCTGGGCCGGTTTTGCGAAGAGCACGGTGTCCGGGCGGGTCTCGCTCAGGCGGCGATATGTGCGCCTGTTCGACACCGGGAAGGATCACGTCACAGGCCTCGTCGCCGATCTCGACGGCGGGTACTGGTCGGGGATGACGTTCTTCCGCGGCGATCTTCGGTCGCTGCGGAACCTCAGGACCGGCCTTCGTATCTACACTGAAGATTAGAGGATCGTCCCATTCGGTCCGCCGCACCGACCGTGGGGCCCGTCGCCGATGATCAGGGTGCGGCCCCATCGACGCCTGCCCAGGGAATATAGCCTGAATTTCACATGAAATCGAGTCCCCGCAAACACGGGGCGTCAATAAACGCCGGCCTCATCCCGGCCCGGGGGGAATGGGGATCAACGCCACGTCACGCGCTCTGCCCCCTTTAAAGGCCCTTTAATGAGCGATCTATCAGCCATCGAACGGCACCATAGACGCCGGTCAAAAGCTGCGCTATGAGTCGATCACTCCATCTCGGAGACCTCCCTCCCGGTTTACGACATCTATGGGCCCCACTGCTGGGCCCTTATTCCCGTCGCCTGTAACCGTGATTATGCCGCCTGACACATTGACGTGAATAACCTCACATCACTCAGGCGGAGAGACATCATGACAAAACGGGCTGGTGACGAAAACCAACCCACGATCGAGATTTTCCGCGCCGGCCGCCATCGGGCGATGAACGGCGTGGAAATCTCGTTTTCGGAAGGCGACCTGGCTGCATCCGCCGCTGCCTACGATCCGGCAATTCACGAAGCGCCGATCGTCATCGGTCATCCGAAGCAGGACGCCCCGGCCTATGGCTGGATCTCCGGCCTGGCATTTGCCGAGGGTGCGCTTGCCGCAACGCCCAAGCAGCTGGAGCCCCAGTTCACGGAAATGGTGGCGGCCGGTCGCTTCAAGAAAGTCTCGGCAAGCTTCTATCCGCCTGATGCATCCCAGAACCCGGTGCCAGGCACGTTCTATCTGAAGCACGTCGGTTTTCTCGGCGCCGCTGCCCCAAGCGTCAAGGGCCTCAAGCAGGCAGAGTTTGCCGATGACAGCGATGCCGTGACCATCACGCTCGATTTCGCTGACGCCGAAATGGAAACCGGCTGGGCGCTCAAACGCGTGTTCAGGATCTTCCGGCAGCTGCGCGAGTACCTGATTGAAACGGTCGGCCAGGAAAAAGCCGACAAGATCATCGACGGCTGGGATCTGGACGCCGGCACTGAAGAGGCCGCCAACGTCATGGACGAGGCCCGCGACGAACAACCGAACACTTATTCAGAACCCGAACCGAAGAAGGAGACGACGATGAAGACGTCGCCAAACACCCCTGAAGAAATGCAGGCCCGCGAACAGGCCCTCAAGGATCGCGAAGCCGCTTTCGCCGAGCGTGAAGCCGACGCCCGTCGCGCCGGCATTGCCGCCCACGTCGACACCCTGATCAGCGCCGGCAAGCTGCGGCCTGCAGAAAAAGCCCGGGTTGTGCAGTTCATGGAACAGCTCGACCATGACAAGGCGATCAGCTTTGGCGAAGGCGACGGCGCAGCCGAACAGACGCCGCTCGATTTCTTCAAGGCCTTCCTGGATCAGCAGCCGGCTCAAGTCGAATTTGCCGAAGTCGCCGGCCAGGACAATGCCCTGCAGACAGGTACTGCCGCCTTCGTGGCACCGCCCGGCTACACGGTCGACCAGGCCAGCATGGAGACCCATGCCAAGGCCATCGCCTTCGCCGAAAAGAACGACGTCGATTACATGACGGCGGTCAAATCCGTCGGCGGCCAGTAACCCTCAAGCCTCAACCGGAGACCTTAAATGCCTGCTCAGAAACATTCACTCCTCGCCCTGACGATGACGGCCACCGCCCTCATCGCCGAGAACCTCGCCGTCAAATATTCCGGCGTTCAGTGTGACACCCAGGGCGAAAAAGTCCTGGGCGTCGCCTGCTACGGCGCGGCGATCGGCGCCAACTATGCCGTCGACGTCATCGGCACCACCAAGATCATCGCCGGCGATGACGTCGCCGTTGGTGATTCGCTGATTGTCGACAGCGAGGGTCGCGCCATTCCGTCGAGCGGCGCGCTCGCCGTCGCCGCCGGTGCGACCGCTGTCACCAGTTCGGCAGCCAACGGGGAAATCCTCGAAGGTGCCGAGCTTCCCTAGTTCGTCTTCGCCGATGCCCTTCAGGCCGGCGCCGTGGGCGATCTCATCGAAATCAAGCTTCGCTGACCTGAACCAAGGAGCCCTTTAAATGGCACTCAATCCAACGAACGTCCGGGTCATTGACCCGATCCTCTCGACCCACGCACGCGGCTACAAGCACACGGCGCGGGTCGGTCATCTGCTGTTCCCGACCGTCCCGGTTTTTGTCGCCGGTGGTCAGGTGCTGCAATTCGGCAAGGAAAGCTTCAAGCGCTACGCTGCGCGCCGGGCACCTGGCTCCGCCACCAAGCGGATCGAATTTGGCTACCTCGGGGTGCCTTACGCACTTGTCCAGGACAGCCTTGACGCGCCGGTGCCGCGTGAGTTCATGCGCGATGCCTCGCGCGTACCGGGCCTCGATCTCGGTCGGATGGCCGTCGACACGACGATGAATTCCATCACTCTGTCTCTCGAAATCGAGCAGGCAACGATCGCAACCACGGCCGGAAACTACGACTCTGATCATAAAGTGGCGTTGTCTTCAGGCACCAAGTGGTCAGCAGACACCGGCACGCCCCTCACGGACATCGATGAAGGCAGTGAGGCAATCCGCGCTTCAACCGGGATGCGGGCCAATACCCTCATACTGGCACCGAACGCCTGGACGGCAGCGAAGAACAACCCGCAATGCCGTTCCCGTGTCTACGCCGACGCGCCGGATACCGATCGTGGTCCGATTACCCTCGAGCAGTTCAAGAAAGCCGTCGACATCCCGAACGTCGCCATCGCGGAAGCGATCACGGCCGGCGACGACGATGTGTTTGTCGATGCCTGGGGTAACAA